GTCCAAGATATTCGAGGACGTAATTGCCGGTAAGAAGAAACGTGTTATTATCAATATTGCACCACGTCACGGCAAATCCGAATTTTCTTCTTACCTGTTCCCGGCGTACTTCTTGGGGCACTACCCCGACAAGAAGATCATCATGGGAACGCACACTGCGTCCTTGTCCGAAGACTTCGGTCGGCGGGTAAGGAACCTGATTGATTCCGATGAATACAGAGAACTCTTCCCGAACACGCGTATCGCTGATGATCAAAAAGCCTCCGGAAAATGGTCTACGGCCGCTGGGGGACAGTACTATGCGGCGGGTGTCGGCGGTGCTCTGGCCGGTCGCGGTGCTGATCTTTTCGTTATTGATGACCCTCACTCTGAGCAGGACGTTAAGTCAAATTCTAGACTTGCCTTCGATACTGCGTGGGCATGGTTCCAAACAGGTCCGTTGCAACGTCTCATGCCCGGAGGGGCGATCATAGTCATTATGACTCGCTGGTCATTGCTTGACCTGACCGGTCGTTTAATAGACTACCAGACCAGAAACCCTGAGACCGAGCCGTGGGAGATCGTAGAACTTCCGGCCATCCTGCACGAAGACACCGAAAAAGAGAAAAGCCTGTGGCCAGAGCAGTGGCCGCTGCACGCGATGAAGGCGATCAAAGCCTCGCTCGACCCCCGGTATTGGAACGCGCAGTACATGCAGCAGCCCACGTCCGAGTCTTCGGCCATCATTGCCAGAAAGAGCTGGCGCATCTGGCCACACGACGACCCGCCCACTTGTGACTACATCATCCAGAGCTGGGATACGGCGTACGAAGCCAAAACCAGCGCTGACTATTCTGCTTGCACGACGTGGGGCGTCTTCTACAATGAGGAAGAGAACGACGACCCGCAGATCATCCTGCTCGATGCGTTCAAGGACCGGATGGCCTTTCCGGAATTGAAACAGATTGCGCTGAAGCATTACAAGGATTGGCAACCCGATGCGTTCATTGTGGAGAAAAAGGCAGCAGGTGCTCCCCTCATCCAAGAGTTGCGGGTCATGGGTATCCCTGTCCAAGAGTTCTCCCCCAGCCGAGGCAACGACAAAATCGTCCGAGTCAACGCTATCGCGGACCTATTTACATCTGGTAAAGTCTGGGCACCCGACACCCGATGGGCACGAGAGGTGATTGAGGAAGTCGCGGCCTTTCCTGTTGGCGAAAATGACGACTATGTAGATACGACATCGCAGGCACTGCTGCGGTTCAGACAAGGTGGATTCATCCCGTTGGAATCCGACGAGAAAGACGGGCCAACCGTTTTTAGGCGTAAGAAACACGCCTACTATTAAAGGATCAGTTGATGGCAACCAACATGGACAAGGGGCTGTACCAAGCCCCAATGGGGCTTGAGGCACTGGCAGAAGACGAGCCGCAGGAACTTGAGATCGAGATCGTTGACCCTGAAGAAGTCAACATATCTACCGACGGTTTGGAGATAAGTCTCAGAGCAGGGGACGATACTGCCGAGTCGTTTGACTCCAATCTTGCAGAGTTCATTCCCGACTCAGTTCTGGCCAGTATTTCAGAAGAACTCTCAGAAGCTGTAGACAACGACAAGAACTCCCGCAAAGAGTGGGAAAAGATGTACGTCGAAGGTCTGAAGCTTTTGGGGCTACAGATCGAAGAGCGAACAGAACCGTGGAACGGTGCTTGTGGCGTCTTCCATCCGATGATCACCGAAGCAGTTGTACGCTTTCAGTCTGAGACCATCACAGAAACATTCCCAGCGCAGGGGCCTGTAAGAACCAAAATCATAGGCAAAGAGACCCCGCAGGTGCGCGAAGCAGCCGTACGTGTTGAAGACGACATGAACTACGAGCTGACAGAAATAATGACGGAGTACCGGCCAGAACATGAGCGCATGCTGTGGTCACTCCCGGCAACCGGCTCGGCGTTCAAGAAAGTCTACTTCGACCCCAACCTCGACCGCCAAGTGTCCATGTTCATACCGGCAGAAGACGTGATCCTGCCGTACGGGACAACCGATCTGGACACCTGCCATCGCGTAACGCACGTGATGCGCAAAACCAAAAACGACATCCTGAAGCTTCAGCAAGCCGGGTTCTACCTCGACATCGATCTGCCTGATGCTGCTCCCCAGAAAGACGACATCCAACGCGCCAAGGACAAAGAGACGGGTTTCACCGATCTCAACGACGAGCGCTATGTTCTCTTGGAGTGCCATGTTGATCTGGACATCGAGGGATTCGAGGACAAGGACAAGAGCGGTGAGCCCACCGGGATTGCACTGCCTTACGTCGTCACGATGATCAAAGAGACGCGAACCATCCTGTCGATTCGCCGTAACTGGAAAGAAGATGACAAGCTGAAGTTGAAGCGTCAGCACTTTGTCCACTATGTCTACATCCCCGGCTTTGGCGCATATGGCTTCGGCCTGTTCCACCTGATCGGTGGCTTCGCCAAGAACGCCACGGCCATCATGAGGCAGTTGGTTGACGCGGGCACACTCAGCAACCTTCCCGGCGGTCTGAAGTCGCGGGGTCTCAGGATCAAAGGCGACGACACGCCGATCGCACCGGGCGAGTTCCGGGATGTCGACGTGGCCTCGGGTAACATCAGGGACTCGATCCTGCCGCTGCCGTACAAAGAGCCTTCGCGTGTTCTGTATGAGCTGCTCGCCACCATCGTTGACGAAGGCCGTCGTTTTGCTGCGACTGCGGACATCAAGGTCTCCGACATGTCGGCGCAGGCACCGGTTGGCACCACGCTTGCCATCCTTGAGCGCCAGTTGAAAGTCATGACAGCGGTGCAGGCCCGTGTCCACAATACCTTGAAGCGCGAGTTCAAGCTCCTGAAAGAGCTGATCCGCGACTACACGGACGACACTTACGACTACGCGCCTGAGTACGGCACGAAGAAAGCCAAGCGTTCTGACTACGATCTGGTCGACCTGATCCCGGTATCTGACCCAAATGCGGCCACTATGAGCCAGCGCGTGGTTCAGTATCAGGCAGTCATTCAGATGGCGCAGATGGCTCCGGACATCTACAACCTGCCGGAACTGCATCGATCGATGCTGAACGTCTTGGGTATCAAGAACGCCGAGAAGCTCGTGCCGTTGGAAGACGACATGAAGCCGCAAGACCCGGTGTCGGAAAACATGGCCATCATCAAGTGCGATCCGGTCAAGGCGTTTGTCTACCAAGACCACGAGTCGCACATCAAGGTGCACATGGCCGCATCGCAAGACCCGGTTATTCAGCAACTGGTGGGACAAAGCCCGAAGGCGCAACAGATTCAAGCGGCTATGGCAGCACACATAGCAGAACACGTTGCCTACGCATACCGCCAGAAGATCGAGCAACAACTGGGTATTGCTCTACCGCCTGAAGACGACAAGCTACCGCCTGAAGTCGAGATCGGCCTGTCGCAGATGATGGCGCAAGCTGCACAACAAGTGCTGCAGGAGAACCAAGCGAAGGTCGCACAGCAACAAGCGCAGCAGGCTCAGCAAGACCCGCTGGTCCAGATGCAGATGCAAGAGCTTGAGCTGAAGAAGGGCGAGCTGGAACTGAAGAAACAGAAGATGGCTATCGACGCTGCTGCTCAAGCAGACAAGCTGAGCTTGGAGCAAGAGAAATTGGCAGGCCAGATGGAACTCGAAGGCATGAAGGCACGTGCCCAAATCGAGGACAACAAACAGAAGTTGGAAGCCCAAGGTACCAAATTGGGTATCGAAGCCGCTCGTGCGAAAGCAGAGCAAGAGCTTCGCGTGAAGCAAGAAGCATTGAAACACATTAACACGGTGCGGCAGTCAGCCAAAAATAAGGAGAAACCTGAAAGATGATCGGCAAATTCGCAAGCGTACTGCGCGAGAAGATACGCAAAGACATGAACGACTACACGGACGACATGGCCGGTGGCGCATGCACTGACTTTTCTGAGTATCAAAAACTTTGCGGGGTGATCCAAGGTCTGGCCCTTGCAGAGCGACACCTACTAGACCTTGTAGAAAAAATAAATAAGGACGACGAAATCGATGAGCAATCTGATAATGCCACCGGGAATAACGCTTCCGGAACCAATTCAGCAACAGGACGAGCCAAGTCCAGAAGTCCCTATTGAAGAACGGGGTCGGATGATCCCAACCGCAGTCGGTTGGAAACTCGTTTGTGTTGTGCCTGATGTGTCCGAGAAGTTTGAGAACTCGTCACTCATCAAAGCAGAAAGCGTTATGCGGGCTGAAGAGTTCACAACAGTAGTGTTGTTTGTTGTGGCTGTCGGTCCTGATGCGTACAAAGACACCGCCAAGTTCCCCACAGGGCCTTGGTGCAAACAAGGCGATTTTGTGCTGGTGCGACAGTACGCCGGTACTCGCTTGAAAATCTACGGCAAAGAGTTCCGGATCATCAATGATGATCAGGTCGAAAGCGTAGTTGATGACCCACGCGGAATTACCCGCGCTTAACAAGGAGGCAGTATGGATGAGTTCAAGTTTCCTGATGAACTTGGCGTAGAGGGTAACGACCCCAAAGCCGAGGACAAACAGGGCAATCTCGCCGCCGGGGAAAGTGATGTCGAAATTGAAATAATCGACGACACCCCGCCGCAAGATCGGGGGCGCAAGCCGTTGGAAAGACCGGTTGAAGACCCGACCGACGACGAGATTGAGAATTACTCGGACAAGGTGCAGGCTCGAATCAAAGAGCTGACGCATGCTCGGCATGACGAGCGCCGTCGCAAAGAAGAACTGTTGCGAGAAAAGCAAGAGCTGGAACGTCTGATGGCGTACCTGTCTGAAGAGAACAAGAAGCTCAAGCAGACAGTGAACTACGGCCAAGAGGCGTACATCACGACAGCCAAGTCGGCTGCCGAAGCTCAGGTAGAAGCTGCTCGTCGCCAGTTGCGCGACGCCCAAGAATCGTTTGACACTGATGCCATCATCGCTGCGCAAGAAGCTCTGATGGAGGCCAAGGTTAGATTCGAGCAAGTAAAAAATTATCGCGTCGCCCCTTTACAAGAAGAGGAAGACGATGTACAACAGCGGTATACACAACCCCAACCGGTCCAACAACCGGTACAGGCCGACGAGAAGACCCTGCGCTGGCAGGCAAGAAACCAGTGGTACGGCGCTCCGGGGTTCGAGGAATACACCAGCTACGCACTAGGGCTGCATCACAAACTAGTCAACGCGGGCATTGACCCACGCACAGACCAATACTTCGCTCAGATTGACGAGCGCATGCACAAGACGTTCCCCGAACTTTTCGGCGGGAACAGCGAATCCAGTACTCAGCAAGAAGCTGCCCCTACGGCCAAAAAGCCAGCTACGGTTGTTGCGCCAGCGAGTCGCTCGTCTGGAAAAAAGACAATCCAACTTACTCAGAACCAGCTTGTTCTGGCGAAGAAGTACGGGTTGACCCCGCAGCAATACGCTGCTGAAGTGGCTAAATTGGAGGCAAGAAATGGCTGAGACTCAAGATCGCAACCCACGTGAACTTTCTTCACGCGAAAAAAACGCAAGGTATGTGTACGTTCCACCTACCAACCTTCCTGATCCGACGCCGGACCCAGACTTTGATTTCCGTTGGATTGCCACGCATGTGGCGAACCAAGCTGATCCGGGGAATGTGTCTAAGCGTATGAGGGAGGGCTGGTCTCCGGTAAAAGCCGAAGATCATCCGGAACTGCGACTCTTTGCAACCCCATCGGGGAATGTCGAAATTGGCGGTCTGATGCTTTGTAAGATTCCTAAGAAGGTTGTGGCTGCTCGTGCAGAGTACTACAACCAACAGTCGGAAAAGCAGATGGAGTCAGTCGACAACAATCTAATGCGCCAAAGTGATCCTCGTATGCCGATCTTTAACGAGAGGGAGTCCGAGGTGCGTTTTGGCAAAGGACGTAAATAACCTTTTGGAGTAAAACATGGCTTATCCTACAGTAAGCGCTCCGTACGGTTTTCAACCGATCAACCGGGTTGATGGCATGCCTTATGCTGGTGCAACGCGTTCATACGCGATTGACTCAGCGGCAGACATCTTCAACGGCGATCTGGTGATAATCGTTGCGGGTGAAGTTCTACCTTTCCCCGGCACCGCTTCGGGCTTCCCCGTAGGTGTTTTTGTTGGCTGCTCGTACACCAACTCTTCTGGTCAGACCGTTAACGGTCAGTACTACCCAGCAGGCGCGGCTAACGGCATCGCCAAAGTCGTCGTTGATGATCAGGCTGCGTACAAAGTGGCTGTCACCTCTACCGGCAACACCATCAGCTCCGCGCTGACCGCTGCTGTTATTGGTAACAACATTGCTGTTCAGCAAGGTCTTGGCGGCAGCACCACTACTGGCAATTCGAGCATGTCGGTTGATGCAGGTACTGAAGACGATACGTCGACGCTGCCAATTCGTATCATTGACGTGGTTCCTGAGACGAAGACCTCGACTGGCTATCCGGAGTTGATCGTCAAGATCAACGTGACTCAATTCCAGAACGCCACAGGCGTGGTCTAAGGAGACTAAATCATGGCAATTTCACGCGCCCAACTACTGAAAGAGCTTCTGCCCGGTCTGAACGCTCTGTTCGGTCTGGAATATGCTCGTTACGGCGAAGAGCACAAGGAAATCTACGAGACCGAGACTTCCGAGCGTTCGTTCGAAGAAGAAACCAAGCTGTCTGGCTTCAGCGCCGCACCGGTCAAGAACGAAGGTTCCTCGATCGCGTACGACGTGGCACAAGAAGCATGGACCGCTCGCTTCAACCACGAGACAATCGCTCTGGGCTTCTCGATCACCGAAGAGGCAATCGAAGACAACCTGTATGACAGCCTCTCGGCTCGTTATACCAAGGGTCTGGCTCGCGCAATGGCTTACACCAAGCAAGTCAAAGCTGCAGCCGTTCTGAACAACGGCTTCACTGGCGGTGCCTACGCAGGCGGCGACGGTCAAGCACTGTTCTCCCAGAACCACCCGCTGATTTCTGGCGGCGTCAACAGCAACACCCCGTCGACCCCGGCCGACCTGAACGAGACTTCGCTTGAAAACGCAGTCATTCAGATCGCTGCTTGGACTGACGAACGTGGTCTGCTGATTGCAGCTCGTCCGAAAAAGCTGATCATCCCGCCTGCTCTGCAGTTCGTTGCGACTCGTCTGCTGGAAACCAACCTGCGTGTTGGTACCAACGACAACGATATCAACGCTCTGAAGAACAACGGTTCGATCCCCGGTGGCTACGCGATCAACCACTTCCTGACCGATCCGAACGCATGGTTCCTGACCACCGACGTTCCTAACGGCATGAAGCACTTTATTCGTGTTGCTCTGGACACCAAAATGGACGGAGATTTCGATACTGGCAACGTTCGCTACAAAGCACGTGAGCGTTACAGCTTCGGATTCAGCGATCCGCTCGGCATGTACGGTTCGCCCGGTGCCTAATGAAAATGGGGGGTCTCGGCCCCCCATTTCTGTGTTATAAAGCTTCAAATTCCGGGAGTACCCGGTGTGTCGAACAGGTCCCGGCCTGACTTCATGCAGATCGACGCACCTAACCGCATGAGGGAAAATTCAAATGGCTCTTTCTACTACCCAAAGTATCTGGCGTTCGGGCGGCGGC